CCTGTGCGACAAGCAACAGCGCCTCCTGTGCGACAAGCAACAGCGCCTCCTGTGCGACAAGCAACAGCGCCTCCTGTGCGACAAGCATCGACAAACGACGTTCATATCCATGTCCATGTACATATTCACGACGATCGAGAAAACAACAATATTCGTAATCAATAAATTTATTAATTATTACATGACTGCACATTTAACAGGTTTTTGAAACGTTATAGACATATCAGATTGTCTGTGTTTCTATTCTGGAGCATTTTCGACCCATAAATATGGATATTTTTCTTGAACTTTTACGCGAAGTTTATCGAGATATTCCGTTGGTATATTTTTCATTTCCATGACTTCATGATGATGACTGTCTTCGTCCATCTTGTTTCTTGGCAAAAGTGTACCACGTGTTGATTCTTCTCGACTTGAAAATCCAGATGTGTGACTAATTCCAAAACAATATTCCTCAGATACTCCAAATTCTTCCATATACTTCCAAAATGCCTGTTTGTCTCTGAAACATTCTCTAACAAATGATCGATACTGTTCTTGTTCAAGCGTGTATGTCACTGGAGGAGGGTTTTGCATTCCAATATCATCAATCCATTGTTCATCACTGATGCGTGACAGAAATTGTTGTTCATCAAACCCAAGGACATCTTTGCAGTATCCTGGAATAATACGAATCCAAAACTCTAAACACTCGGGAATTGTCTGAGGAAAAAATGAAGGATTGATTTCTTCCAAATGTTTTTTCAAATAAGCCAAATATTTGTCCATAAAAGGTTTTAGCACTTGTTCATCGACCGTCTTTTTCTCGCAACAATCGACAAAGTATTCGAATGGATGGTCCTTGTATGGTTGTGTGGTTTGTTGATCGTGGCATTGTTGATTGATTTCTCTAATATAAGCAAAAAACTGATTTCGTTTCAAGTCGACCAAAGTTGATACGAATGGGTCATTCTGATGAGTTTTCCATGCAATTTCTGGACACAATATTGCCTCGATATAAAAAAGATCAAACACAGTCATTCCAGGATTTGCACCATTCAAATATTTTTGTCTCAATATTACAAAATCAGTATAAAGTTGGTCGTCCGACCTAATTTGTTCAGAACTTCGTTTTTCAATGTACTCTCCTCCTCGACTCTTGTTTTCATCAAATGAATCATTTAAATCATCACAGTTTTCTTCATTCTTGATATCAGACATCTGTGGTTGTTTAATTCTTATTTGTTACTTGTGTTGTGTGCATGTGCATTCTTATAAAGTATAAGATAATCGACTTGCTACACAAATCACCAAAACAATCTTGCTACACAAACCGATTGACTTTAAATCACTACAAACACATCATGCTACATGCTTTTATTAAAAGATTATTCACGCTTTCGTTTAAGTCGAATCGTGTTTTCGGATGTTTGAACGACATTAAACGATGGATAAACCCCGAATGTTTGCTTTGATGACATTGTCGAACGTTCTGTTGTTTTTTGTAGTTCATCGCGAATTTTTTCACCTTGTGTTACAAGGCTCTCGCGAATTCGATTGGACTTGTTGATGCATGTTTGAATAAGTTTATTCATTCGAGTCAAGGTTTTTTGTTTGGCTGCAAGGAGTTCAAGTTTTGTTTTGGGTTTTGATGATTTACGCGATCTGCGGCGTCGTTTGCTTTGAGGGTTATCTGATTCAACAAGTGAAGACAACACCAAATCATCCGATGATGAAATTGATGACGATGATTGTGTTGATGTTAGAAATTCAAGCACCTTTTCTTCAGAACATTTGGTCATGATATTCAAAAACTGGGCAGGTGAGATTTGAATCGATGAATTAATACTTTCTTCATCCACCTTTTTTGCAAAAAATAAATAAAACAACTGAGACAATTGGTTGCGTGTACAATACGTAATTTCAATTTTACAATCAATTCGGCCAGGTCTAAACATGGCTGTACTGGACGGGTGTTCGTCCAATACGTGAATATCATTGGCTGAAAAAATACATATGCGACCATGTGTCTCCACAACTCCATCCAAAAAGTTCAAAAAACATTGAATAGAAACACATTTATCCCCGTCGTCATAAAAACGATGCTTAAACATATTTGTGCGATCTAAATCTTCAATGGATATAATATATCGCTTATCGGTCAAATAATTAATTTCGGTTGCCAGACGATTGAATTCTGAATTACTCTGCAGACTTTGTAAATCAAGTACAAAAATCGGTAGTTTGTACTTGTTGGCTAAAATCTTGGATACAGACGTTTTTCCACATCCCGGTGGTCCATAAATAATATACCCACGCTTGTACGACATACCACGTTGTTTGAACCAATCTTCATTGTTAATAAACCAATCAACATCATTGAATAATTTTTGAATCGTGTCTTCCGAATAAATTGTATTTTCAAGCGTCTTATTCGTCTTCATAAACAACTTGTCCCATTCGGCAAAGGATTGATCATCTTTTTTGCTTTTGGGAAAAATAATGGTACGATAAACGGTAATTGTTGAATGAAGCATGCGATCGAGTTTACAAATTGATTGTGCAAATTCTTTAAGTTCTTCCACTTTAAGTTTTCTAGAAGTTAGGATGATTTGTGTGTTTTTTGAATGTAATGTATCCTTGGATGAATCAATGGCATCATCTTCGTTTAGCGTCATGGAAATTTCAAGCGAATGTCCTTTAAATGTTTCGCTAACTTTTAGTCCACGCTTGGGATACACAGTCATTTCTCCCTTTTTCGGAACAAGTTGGGCTGATGCCAATTTGTCAAAATGCTTGGAAATGATAAACTCTTGAAGTTGTTCAAACACTGGATTAATGCGATTTTCATCGGCAAGGCGTTGACTGATGAAAAGTTTATTTGTTCGAAAGCATGTTGGTATAAGAGTCGACACAACAGACGACTTGTTTGATATAATTCGCATCACTTCACCCGCCAACATGCCCGAGTGCATGCGCACCATCATATTGTCACTCGGCACAAGAGTGGACACAAGTGACGACACAACAGGAATCATGGCATCCATGGATAATAAACTATAAAAATATGCAACATGTAAAATGTTTTGATTATAATCGTTGAAATGCTACACAATTTTCGCATGCTACACAAATATCAAATTCAATATCACACAAAATATCACACAAAATATCACACTGATACACAACACTAATTTATTATTGCTACTTCGTTAAATTCTTTCAAGTTATCATTTGTTTGAACTTTATGCTACACGTTGTAATATACCATAAGATCCAGCCAGTGTTGTGACGTTTCCACCGCCATCGTTTCTGAATTTAAGGGCAAACGTTACAGCATCGATTGTGGTTATAAATCCCTCTAACGTGACAGGTCGTACAGTTGCACCCGGTCCAGTTGTCACAACAGTTCCGCCGCCCAGCGTTGTGACCTGCTCGTAAGAAAATGTAGTTGATGTTGGTGAATATTGATAAATATATCTTATACTGGATATTGCACCTGATGCACTTGTTGTAAATAAATAACCAGTACCGGATGCATTTGTATTGATGATTAAATTGAATGTAAATTTATATGTTGCCGCAGCGGCCAGCGAAAAAGAACTTAGAGACGTTACATTGGTTGGGGTTGATGTAGATATTTGTTGATTTACTGTGACTTGTCCGTATAAAATACCCGGAACTATTGAACCATTGGAGGCTGAAGTCAGACGACCCTGGGCGTCTACAGTAATGTTGGCGTTGGTGTATGATCCAGGCGTAACGGCAGTGTTGGCTAGTGATACGGTACCTGTAGTGGTAATAGGACCACCCGTCAACCCAGTGCCCGTGGCCACATTGGTGACGGCAGTGCCGTTGGTTGCCGATGTCAGACGACCCTGGGCATCAACGGTAATATTGGACAAGGCATACGATCCAGGCGTAACGGCAGTGTTGGCTAGTGATACGGTACCTGTAGTGGTAATAGGACCACCCGTCAACCCAGTGCCTGTCGAAATTTGCGAAACACTCGATGTCCACGTCGTAACACCGGTGCCGTTTGTTGTTAACGCATACGTGTTTGTACCCGCCGTTGTCGGTAATGACAACGTGTACGGCGTCGTTCCAATTACCGAGTCGATCACCACGGCCGCTGTTCCGTTACTATCATTAACGCCCAATCCACGAACATTAGTCACTCCACTAGCGTTACGCAACATCAGAGTGCTTGGCGTACTGTTGGATGTGGCATTGTCCAAGATAGTCTTGTCAGCAGCCGACATGAATCCATTCACACCTCCTGGATTGGCCGTCACCACAGCGTGCAATGTGCCAACCGTTTGGTTGCCGTGTGCATGCACGTGATCATTAAGGGCGTATGTGGTTCCAACGCCCTGTGCATTTGCTATACCAATTGTGACGGGAACTCCGACATCCAATGCGTCTGCTCCGCCTGGATTGTGACGCGTGTGATGATTGCTGACAACTACACCGTCCACCGTACCAGCGCCTGGACTGGAAAAGGTGATGTTATTTGAAGCCATGGGCAAATTGCCAACCATTGGACGCGATCCATTCACAGGTAAATATTGAGTGTGATCATCAAACGTCGTCAGATTCGTCAAGTTGTGGTGATCATTCGTGGTCGTCACTGCATTCACGCGTGTAATAAACGTGGGACGCAAGTCAATCACTTCTTGAATCGTTCCTGTATCGTCAATAATTACTGCGGCCACCAACATAACGGTCTGTGTAAAGAAACTGGGCGGAATTGGTAATGCACCTGTTTCTGCGGCATTTATATTTGCAAATGTAGTGGTGCCGTAAACCATGAATGTTTCTTCGTTGCCCGTCACTGGACCCTCTGCCAACGTTGCGTTGCCAACGACGTATATACTATGTTTGGCAAACTCGCTGACGGGGATGGATGTCAGGGTTCCCAGTGCGCTTGGGTTGTATTGTGCCGGTATGACTGTCAATGTATTGTTATAAAATTGAGCGCTTCCTCCGAACTGCCACAGACCCGTGAATGCATCTCCGGCATTTAGGATGGGATAGGAATATTTGACAGATCCCAAGTAGTAAGAGCCATTTGAAACGGTTAACTGATTTGGTGCCACAAATCCAGCCAAGATGCCATTGCCGACAATCGGTCCCAACCCTTCAATAATCGAAGAACTTGTTTGAGTTGATAAGTGATACGCGGGCAGAATGGTTTGTTCAATATACAATGGCGAACTATCGGCCTTGGTCATTACCATGCCGATTGGAATCACCTGATTGGGATCAAACGGCGACAAAGACAACACAATATTGCCTGATGTATTGACTCCAATGTAGTTGTTTACACTGGCCTGCAGCGGTATTTTCTGCGATGAAAATGTTGTATATTTCAAATAATCATCTGGAATAATGCCAGATACAGTGTACCCAGCGCCAGACGCCACATTGGCCTTATACACGCCACCTTCGAACACCACAGTCAACAAACCACCGTCCAACAACCCAGTAATGGCTGATGCCTGATTAATCTGTGTGGTAATGTTAGAAGGTTGCAAATCAGAAATTGGACTCTGAAATATTTCTCCACTCAACACAGTACCAATGCCATTAGAATCTACAAAGAGAAGTGAAAAGTTTGGACTACTAATTGACACTTTGGTGGTCTCTAACAAACACTTGATGGAACCAGACGCATTCACATTATCGATTTGCAAATTTGTATTGCATTGATCTACATACGTCGAAAGCATATTAAACACAGGCGTCGACGCTGCTGCAGGTATGTTGATGGCCGTGTCAAATTGCGTAATAAGTGAATTTCTCAATACAACATCACCTTGGCGAATTTCAACTGCTGTGCCATAATTTACATTACCACTGGCCTTTAAGTTTAAGTTATTCAATACAACGTTATTTGGATTAGAATTACTAGTGGCTGAAATGAATATGGTTCCATCAAATAAACCTGGAGTTCCATTAATAAATACAGGATTGTGTGTAATACCGTTTGTGTTGACGTTTGTTGATAATCCACCCGCAATAATATATAAACCGTTTACAGTATTTACGTATCCGCGTAGAGTTATGGTTTGAATATTCACACTATTGTACGTCGATGGATTGGATGTATTATCGATTCCAATCATATATGCAAAATTACCCATTGTAATATCAGAAACGGATGAAGATATGTTGGTATCATTTCCAGGAAATAAGAGGCCATATCCAGTGGTCGAACCGGACGGAATGTCCAAGTTGCTGCCTGCATCGTTGGTTCCGTAACCATAAAGTGTCATCGTCGATATCGATGTGCCGTATCCACAGTGGAACAAATCCGTGTCGGCGGTCACCATACGAACGATGGTTTGCTGTTGATTTTTACCCAATAAACTTACAAAATTTGGCACGATAATCGTGTTACTGATATAAAATATTCCATTATCAATTAAAATGTTGAATTGATTGGTGATAGATGGTGATTGAGATGCAGTGTAGGCCACTGCATCTTCGATTCTTTCATAATCTGCACCGTGTGGACCCACTGTAATCGTACGTGGATCTTCACCTTGAATGTTCCACTTCAAGTCAATGGGATTTCTATAAATTTTATCAAATTCAGACCTTCCCACCATATAACCCAATGTATTCCCATTGTCGATGTAGATATTCATATTACATTCTCCAAATGCAATGCCATTGATATTCAGTATCGGTGTGTAGATGTCGTTGACCACATTGATAGCGCGATTAAACCAATTCATACTTGGTGTAGATAGATCCAGTTTGCATCCAGCAGCCATATAAATGCCAATGCCCGTAATGTTGTCAAAATCGCGCTCGTAATCACCGGCAAAATCTCGAATAAATACTCCATCGCCGTCAATATGTAACAAAGGTCCGTATGTGTCTACAATCAATCCAGAACTCGGCGCGTAATAAACATTGTTCCAGAAAAATCCATTGATCACACATCCTGCTGCGTTACCATTTGCATAAATCTGATTTGTAGTGTTCTCGTTAAAAAAACAGTTTCGTATGTATGCATTACAAACATGACCAGCAGTGGGCTGCATCAGGATACCATAGTCACAACCTACAAAACGACAATTGCCGCAAAACATGCCAATGTCGATTTCTTCCAGATACAATGCGGCTTTTCCGCTGGACGTTGGACCTTGCAACGCAATATTGTACAAATCCGTGCGATTGTCACCCTGAATAATGTGACCCGTGCCCAGTGTTTGAATGACCACGGCCAACCCAAAATTACCGTTTACAGACACGTAACTTGGCAAAACAACCGTGTCGGGTTCTTCATACACACCCGCGTCAACCACAATGGTCCAGCGATTGTTGGGGCCTGGCGATTGTGTGTTAATATACGCAACCGCGTCTGTAAGTAAATTGTAAGCCGATCCCACCTGGGGGATGCCCTTGTACACCAAGACAACGTTTGGTGTGCCAAACGCTCCAGCATTCAACCAACCCATTTCCAGTTGGTCGCCGACCACGCCAATGACACCCAAGCGCTGCGATGGCAGGGGAAGAGTGGTTGGCATGATCATTGTGTAATTTGAACTAATGTCGTTGGCCGTCATGGTGACGTGGTCATTCAAGACCAAATCCTTAAGGTTCAGCGCGTTCGTTGTTAGATTATTTGTAGTTATATTGTTTGACGTTAGATCTTCGATCGATGCCGTGTTGACAAACGCCTCTTCTGTTACTAAATGTTGAATGTCTCCATATGTGGCATTAATTCGTTGAACATTTAATTGTTTCGTATAAAGTTTCGGAACAATTAAACTTTCTTCAATTACCATATTGGAATATCTTTTGTCATCATGACTTGAGTTCATCTTTTTTAAAGGTTTTTATTTTTTTAACGAATGAATTTAATTGTGTATCAAACTTTGGTGTACAATGATGTCACACATGGCACAAACGTCAAATAAAATAATCTAACCATTACTGAATCCGACAATTTTTCTACATTTTTATTTATTTTATTTTTTCTACATTATCATTTGTTGTGTGATTCTATCAATTTTAGATTTCAATTGTGGATCAATAGGTAAGTTTGGATATTTTTGCTGCATCCATTTAAAATAAACATAATTTCCATATGTTAAGTTTGTTCCGTCAACTTGTTGATTAATAACTTGAATAAGACTATCAATTCGTTGAATCGATTGTGTCCAATGACTTGGTATCGATATGTTTTTTTTCTTTGTATACGTTTATAATCAAGTTAATCGAATTTTTAATGCCTTGTAGTTGTTTGATCTGTTCATTGAAATAGAACTGACTAAACGAAATTAATGATTGTTCATTCAAAAGATCGTTTGGATTAATTTGAATATTGGATGTATCAAAATTTCGTTTAAGTTTGATTAATAAAGGATATTGTTCATACAATTTAATACAATCATATGCCGTTGATTGTGATTGTAATTTTACTAAATATTGTTCCAATTTTTTAATTTCTAGTTTAAGTTGATTAATTGTGTCAATATGCGTTGTTATGGCAAGAATTTGTTCGCTGTGTAGAGTTTGTAGTTGGGCATGTTGACCTTGAAGTTGGGAATGCTGTCCTTGAAGAGTTTGATGTTGTGCAAGGGCAGTGTTTTTTTCTTGTTCCAATTGAGTAAATTGAGATTGGAGTTTGGCCTTTTCTGCTTCAGCGACCCGTTTTGCTTCATCTGATTGTCTTCGTAATTCTTCCGCATTGCTCTTTTCTTCCTCGGCTCTTATTAATGCCTGTTTTGCCTGTTCGTTACTTTGAAGAATCACATCAAGATCTTTCAATAATTGGACACGTTCGTCAATCGCATTTCCGTATAACGTATATATTCCATTCAATGTCTTGTCTAAATTTGAACTTGATTGTGATATAGAACTAAGAATAACACCAACTTCATTCGTCAAATGACCAAGACCATCGGTAACATCATTGTGTGGTTGAGGTTGTCCTGCCGACATTCTTATTTATTTAAATTCTTACAAATAATTTTAGGAACTTTAGACGTTGCGGCCAAATATTCCGAAATTAGACGTTGGCGTTTATGCGATTCAGAACTCAAAATAACTCGTTTTGATCGGTTCCAGTACTCTGTGCCCAGTGCATCCAACTGTGGAATCATTTGCTTGAATGTAAATGGTGGATTATCATGTTGTGTCCATGGCTTGCGAATATTCACACCACTCCTGAAATTCCAAACCCACGTTTTTAGCAATTTGTATGGCAACTTCGTCTTTTCCATCACTGTATCCAGAATATCCGAACAATGGAAATCAATTGCCACCGGAAGCATATGAGACGAATCAAAGTAGTCAACTTTTATTTCGTGATGGTTTCCATCAAACACGTCATTTACATCATCCCATGCTTTTTGAACCAATGTATACATCAACAACTTCATATCGCCATCCATTCCACCATAACACCGACGCACCCATAACGCCAATTCATAATTAGAAAAAATATCAATTTTTCCTCGTAATCCATCAAACGTATCCATCGATCGATAATCAAAAACATGATCCACCTCACACAATCGACTCACATACGCAAATATACAAGTCACAAAAGAACTTGACAATCGTCGTGTCTTACTATACCAACACATCAACCAAACCATCTGATTTGTCGTAGCACTCCACTTTACATCTTCTGTAGCAACAATCGGCAACCGTCGTAATAATTGGTTTGGATCTTGGTGTAGCATTTGACGTGCCGTGGCTAGTGCAACGTCTTTTTGTTTTCGGCGAATGGCTTTTTGGAGATTACTTTTTAAATAATTTATATCATAAGTTTCCTCGAGTTTTGATTGAAGAAATTCATCCTTGTGATCCGTTTCATTAATTAAATAAATTTTTAGATGAGAACAGTGTGGTTGAATTTCTTCAATCAAAACCCAAACAAATGATGGAGAAATTGCATTCAACTCTTTGATTTCAAGTGTATTTTGTTTGGTCCACACCCATCCGAGTTTTTTTAGTGACGTCATACTGTGCGAATGATGAAACTATAAATTAGATAAAATTTAGTATGTGCAGATTCGATTCCGCTACACACGCACACGAAACAATTATCATTAAAATCACGCTACACATCCAGAATTACTATCTTTACAAACTTATAATTACTACCGCTACACATATAAACTATAGATTTGCGCGTTGTTCGTAAAATTGGTTAATTAATTTTTAATCAATGATGAATAAATCCATGGCATCGCAAAATAATACAGATATTTGCCCGATATGTCAAGAAGAGTTTAAAGAGGCAACACAAGTAAAAACGCTTGAATGCACGCACAAATTTCATACGGATTGTATTCAGAAATGGATCGAGTTGAGAAACTTATGTCCACTGTGTAACAAAATTGCAGATTCTAGTCAGCCAGTTCGAGAATTAAATGATGACCGCCAAGACTTGTCTCAACAAATGATTCAAAATTTAATACAAGGTGCAATGAATCCAACTAGAATTAATTTTTGGGTTGATTTGTTGCAAGGAAATGGAGGTATTCTTGCTCCTATGAGTTTATCTAGATTTCCACACTTGTATGAAGTTTTAAACATAATGGATATCCCTGATAATCATTCGGACGAAGTTGTCGTTCATGAAGACATTTTTATGCAAGGAAGGCATCTGCCGCACAGACAAGATATGTCGCCACACAATAGAGATATGTCGCCACACAATAGAGATATGTCGCCACACAATAGAGATATGTCGCGCATACGACATGTAGTACCACACGACATAATCATTCCTCCGGATTTTTTCGCCGTGGAAGAGTTTAGTGTACATCCGGAACGAGTTTTTTCATCGAATCAATTAAACCAAAATGTGTTACAAGATCGTGGACAATCTCTAATGGGTCGTTTTTTATCTACACTTGAAGAAGACACATTTTTACCCGACGACAACCAACCAGAACAAAAATCAGATCAAAATCGTCATTCATCTCGGTTTAGTTCACATCGGCGCCCAACACCGTATCAGCGCCCAACACCACCCCAACACTCACACGAGTTATGTCAAGAAAAAGCACAATGTGCCAATTGTTTTGATATCAAGTGCGTACACGTTATCAAACGATGTGGACGATGTAAACAAATTCGATATTGCAGTCGAGAATGTCAAGAAAAAGATTGGGCGGCACACAAATATTGGTGTGAACGTCATTCAAATTAAATAAAAATTTTTATTAATGAATCCATTCATCCTGTGTTTGCATGCAATCAAATTGTAAAAATGGTTGTGTTGAATAAGACGGCAAGTCCATCATTGGTTGTTGATCAAGATTCGGTAGATCAAGATTTGGCAATTCCAATGGCATTGTATTTGTATTCATCTGTTGGTCTTTGTATTGTGTAATAGTATCATACGGTGCAGTTTCCGGAATTTTTAAATCATTTAACAAGAAATCAGATGTCGTATCTTGTGTAATAAAATCATTATCTTGCGTAATCAAATCACCTTGTGCAAACAAATCACCTTGTACAAACAAACCATCTTGTGCATCATCCATTGTTCTCATGGGTGTGGGATTCATCTCTTCCGTTTCATACAAATCGGAAAAGATTAAAATTTTGTGTTTTTGCATATACTTGTTACAGTACTGTTTTGTTATCCATGATCCGAAGCAACTTTGCATCGTATTTGAATTCCATTCATATGCTCTCATTTCTGCGCATGTTTTACAAACCTTGATTCCACAGCACGAACTCGATGGATCAAAACCCCATTCAATCTTGTCTGTCAAATGACAATCACATCCAGGGCAGGATGGTGTAGGTTTAACTGGTATTTGGGTTAAAAGTTGGGGCATGATTTGATTTGTGAGTGGAGGTGATAAGTTTTCTTCTTCCTCGTCTTCTTCAGAAATACTAGGTTTGTGTTGTTTTGGTTTTCTGCAACGTTTTTGAGGATGTTGGTTTGGTTTTTTTTCAAGGTTGGGGATTCGTTTTCGCTTAGTTGATGGTTCTTTTTTGTCTGTTTTATTTAAAGTTTTTTTCGAAGGACCGCCTCTCCCCATTAAATTACGACGTCCACTCAATGCATTAAATTGAGTTGGATGACATTTTGTTGGGTCAAGTTTGGTTATTAATGATGCATTTGCCACGGGAAGATCATCATCCATTTTTCCAGTCAAGAAATTGAATACATCTAGATTGTTTGTTCGATTTCTCACATCCTTGGGAAAACATTTTTGCATTTTAACCCATGTGTTCGGACTATTAGGATTTAGTTGAATTTCTGCACCTTCGTAAAATGTTCTGGTATATGGCGTTGTATTTGACAATGTCCCACGACTATCCCAATGATAATAACATGTCATGATAAACGAAGCCCCAGCAAAAACTTTGTATTGGCGCTTGTTGGCAGGTATCAACTCAATATGTTTCATATCCTTGTCTGTTGAAATGGGATCTTTGAAATAAATTCCAAATTCAAAATTTCCCGATACACAATGACATCCAAAAAGAATTCCAGTATGGTCTTCATATCCAGGCGTATCTACGTCTTGTGCTTTTCGATTGAACCGTATCAAACAAGGCAAGTGTTTGCCCAATTTTTCCATAATCAATGATGTTACGTCCGTGTCTTCAAGTTTGCAAAACTCTTCAAACGATTTCAGTGTTGCTACGCTCATTGGTGTAGAGTTCGAACTTATGATTTACAATTAAACACAAACACCCGCTACACTTGTGGTTTGATGGTTGGATGATTTGCTACACTATTGATCTGATGAATTGCTACACTATTGATCTGATGATTTGCTACACTATTATTTGATTGTTTGCTACACTATTGATCTGATGGTTTGCTACACTGTTATTTGATTGTTTGATACGCTATTATTTGATTGTTTGATACACTATTATTTGATTGTTTGCTACACTATTATTTGATTGTTTGCTACACTATTATTTGATTGTTTGATACACTATTGTTTGATTACTTGGCTACATTAAAAATTAATTATTCAGTTTGATAAATAGTGCTTCATACATTATCTATGCTACATCTCGTGTCACGAAATATTATATGAAATAATAATAAATGTCTGTAACAGGATCTCAACAAAGAATCGCACTGTATCGTACCTATTACAATGTTTTTCCGATTGAAGTTACTCCGTCCTCGGTAACAAGTATCGGCGAATCAATTATTTACATGCTGTTTGTTTTGAAAAAATGCAATGGTGTGTCAGAAAATAACATAATAACATATGCGTCTGTTCATTTTCCACAGTACACAGCAGATTTAATCAGAACTGAAATTAATACACTTGTTCGAGCGGGAGTTTTAGTTATTTTACAACCCATCTGTCGTGATTGGTGCGTACAAGGTTGTCCCGTGGATAAAACATACGCAATTAGTTGGCGCGCAGATCAAGTGATTGGATCTGAACCTTTGGTATTGTTTTTGATTCAGTTAGTGGGAGGAACACGAACTATTGGTCCAAACTTTAATCGCTGGTTTTTTACCACTTCACCTAATGTTTTGCAACGCCAAAGCACACAAATGTCAACAAAGCGCGTACCCCTAAGTAATATTTTATAATAAAAATAAATCTGTAGCAGTGTTAGTGTTTATTAAACTCGTTTGCTACGGCGAGAAATAAAATCAACTTGTTTGATTGATGCTACGTACATCAGAATTTCGCGTCATGAACATCTTTTTCTTGCACATCGATCCTCGAACGAATGCGTCCTATTACTGCGACAAACATGTCGTGAAAATTATACTCGAAATCACACAAATGCTTTGGACGGCGTTTGGTACACAAACGGTAGAACTACCAGAAGGCATCAAGAGATACAAATCTACTCACAAAAATCATCCTATGGTTATGTGGGTTGGGTCGACACGAGGGAATTTCATGTACACGGTCGATCTTGGTCGTGCTTTATGCGCAGAATATACGGAACGTTATAACAAGACACATGCATGTGAAAAAATTCTTTATTTCATGAAACTAAATCCTCCACGCGAATTTGAAGTTCGAACGTCACCCAAAGCAGTGTATGCGACAACATCCAATTTTCCATCTACACTTACACCTGTTCCATTGTGCATGGATGAGAAATATCATCGGAAGGATTTGATTGAGGCATACAGAACATATTACAGACAAGGCAAAACAGATATTACAACATGGAAATACACAACTCGCCCATTTTGGATGAATGAATAAAACATTTATTACACTGGTCTTAATCGTTCCATCACATCCTTGATGTAATAGATGGCCAAAAATGCTTCAGAATCTTCAACACCAAATGTAACATGCAGCACTTTTTTGTGATATGCCATACCAGTAGCCATTTCGACTCCACTTCCATGCTTGAAATAGAATAAATCAGAAACAGATCGGATGGACGTAATTTGTTCATCAAACAATACAAATCTATGCATGTAGTGACGTCCTTCGGATCTATCACACACTTCGTGAATTAGAACCAAATAACCCACACCCGGTAAATGAACCGGGCCACTCGATCCACGCCAACCTTGTGTTTCTATTGTCGATTCAAACTTGTTTACAACTTGAACTTGTTTTGTCGTTTGATTCATTTCCAAAACTGTTACTGGATTGTATCCGTAAATAAACTGAATCTGATCGTTGCGCTTAAATGGTAACCAATTCTTTTGCACCAAATTGTCTTCGTACCCATTAATTCTCGTCACTTGCTTAACTTCTAGTGCACCATTTTCACTCTGTTGCGCGGTCACCCAACAAATGCGTGGCGTGTTGCTCGTGTCATATTCTAGACTCGTGCACGAAAATTCTAATGTTGATCCATCAAACGCAGCAATGCGCGCATCTTCCAACCCGGTAACTTTGCACGTTGAAATGTACGGACCATTAATTTCATTCTTGATTTCTTGTTCAGATGATAGTTTAAACTTTTCAAGATCGATAGTCATAAACACATTTTCCGTGTGGTATGTTTTTTCGTTTGTACGAATCTTGTAGTTTCTTGCATTTTGTTGTGAATAATTGACCGTTCTGCAAATAATAGTCAATTTCTCGTCGTGTACAATTAACGATGGATTGCATGCTGTGTATTGCGGACGTGCAGTAGGCGCGAGACTGACCAAAAACTTGGGTGCAAATTGTTGTATGTAGAATCTTAGATTGTAGTAATTCATTTGGCGAATGATGTCGGGCACGTTGCGCTTACGTAGAATGGTCTGCACACACAATTCACCAATATTCTTTTCTCCAGCATAGAATGCAGAAATTCCAGATTCTGACAGTGTACCATAACCATAAATGTCATGTTCAACAAACAAAACATCATTGGACGGGAATGGAATTTCGAGGGCTTTTCTGAAGAAAATCATGGCCATGTGGTGAGAGTTTCTATCGCGGTAATATTTGGCCAATTTAAACAATGGCTCGGCACGATGTGGGCGTTTTGCATAGGCTTCGAGATGTGATTTGAGCATCATACCTTCATCATTCAATCGCTCATAACACAATCCAATTGCATAATACGACCACCAAACTTCTTCGTCCCACGACCCTGTGTCAATGTGCATGCGATAATATTCAATGGCTTTCTCATAATCTCCACTGTCTTTCTGACCACGATTGCGATGCGATTCGGCCAAATAAAACATAGACCTCGCATTTCTTGGGTTTTCTTTTAGGTCTTCGAGAAGTAACTTGATATCGCGGTCAAACTTATCGGCACGATTACATCCATCACTACGGTCGTCGATAAATAGTAGATTTGTTTTATCTACGTGTGAAGGCAAATTGGAATTATAATATTCATGAGTTCTTCCCAAAACAACCCATTGCCTACTTATTTTGAGTAAACGCACGTTCCAGTATACACATCCGCCATTCTTTTGCTCCACTTGGTATGCATCGGCCGTGAGTGGGTTTTTGTCGAATTTAGGATCAATTTTCAGAATCATGTCAGCATCGATAACCAAAATATAAGTTCTGTCCAAACTCCATCCCATCGATTCTGCAAATCGACGTGTTTGGTCTAACCCATACGTGCGATTGTATCCAAAGTTTTTCCATGGCTCAATCTCGGCATGCCACGGAATATTCGAAGGAATTGTTTTCTTTAAAATTGTAAACACGTCACCAGTTGACCCGGTATCGGTGTAACAAACTGCATCTACAATTGGCAAAGCAGACTTTATACATCGCTCCATGATAGGTTGTTCATTTTTCATCATCACATTCAGTATGATACGAACTGGCTGGTCTAATGAAATTAACTGCAACCCCTGTCTACGGGCGTTAAACAATTGTGTCCATTGAGTAAAAAAATCAACAAGAACGGCAGGATCGTCTGGATTTGATTCACTTGTTTTCCACTGCTCGAACCACTTGGCGGCCTTTTCGAGTGATTCTGTGCATGGTTTGTTGACATTGAACTCGATTTCCTTCAATTGTTGTTGATCTTGTTGAGATATGTCTGGCAAATCCAAACGGGCCGCTTCTCCAACTAAAATTTGCGGGGGAGGAACAACATAACTATCATCAACTTCAACAATCGTACACATTTTTATAATCAAAAATTATTAAAAAAATTTTATCTCGAACGAATAATAAAATGAGTAAGAAACCCATAAAAATTCGTTTTCTAACACAAGATGAACAATTTAAACGTACTGTTTTATCTACGTTAAATTCATCAGGAAGTTGGGGAATTCCTGTGGTGGAAGGCGAACCGGCTGATGTACGTATTGGGATTGCTCCAAAACGTCTACACTACACCTATGTTAATGGAAAACGCATGTTTTTCTCAGTCACCTTTATTGACCAAAATCCGCGCACAATTTTATTCGATCCCTATAACTACAAATATGGTGTAAAACGATCTGGATTATCTGCAGATGAGTATAGGACATATGTCATTAACCATGAGTTTGGTCATGTGTTAGGAAAGGATCACTTGACGTGTAAACCTGGTGAACAATGTCCCGTTATGTATCAAATGACACGTGGACTTAAAAAGGGAAGCATACCAACATCGACAGTTACGGATCGCGATCGTATGGCGAGAATTTATTGGTAAATTTTTTTACAAACGTTCAAAGGATGTGTATTTTTATATTAACTGTAAAACAAAACGGGAACTTAAATGGAGCAATCATTTGTATCAGAACAAAGTACTATGTCAACATTCGATCAACTTGTTGAAGCGGCAAACATGGATGAACCATTAGATCAGAAACATCAAACTGAATTTGATTTACTCAAATCCTATGTAATGACGTTACAAACATGTAAAAAATGCGGAGTTTGTTTTCAAAACAGATTTCGCGTATATCAAGGAGAATTTACACTCTGTCATTCGTGTAGACGTCTAAATCGTTTACCAGTTATTGTTGTCAATTATAAAACGATCGATCAAACATTTGGCAATGAACCTCGAGTTACAAAAGAGCAATATGTCATTCCCATCAAACAATTGAGTCTTGATATGTTAAAGTCATTAAATGCATTGCAGGATACAATCATCACGAGTAAAAAAATAACTGAACATGATTATACAAAAAGAATCATCGAATATGAAAACCCAGAAGGTGAATTGTTTTATACACAATTTAAGCAATGGTTTGAACGGTTTAAGAAACCATTCAACGCATCCAATTACAACGCTTCCAAGATTTATAGATTTATAAAAATTATTCAATAAATTTTTATTATTTATTGTAATACCCATTGGTAAACATCTTCCATAGTTATATACTCAATTTTTCCACCATATACATCTTTTCTCTTTTCTTCTGGTGTGATATTCATCGTCTTAATGCTTCCATCTACGCCAATACACAAAAAGAGCCACCGTTTTTCATCGTTTCTATTCGAATACAGTTGAGGGCAATGTACAGTGAGATCCAACACATAAGATACTTTGCAAACTTTTCCATATCGCGTCAGACCAAGTTCAACACGTTTAGCATATTGAAATAGAGATTGAATATTTGTCAATTTTTTCAGGTATTCGAATTCTTGAGGATAAACCTCAATATACTCTTTTCCTTCCCATGGTTTTTCAGAAATTTTTCCAACATAAGACGTAAGACGTTGCATAGCATGCTTGGTAAATTTAAGATCCACAAATCGTTCCCAAACTTCAAGTTCAGAAAAATACAGAGCCGAATCATGGGAAATAAAGTTTAGAATACGTCTATCCATGCGATATTCTTCAACAATTCCCTTAGCCCAGTCATTTTCGTCAGCCATACGAAGAATTGGAGAATTCGTGTGGTCTCCATGGATGACGTGCGATTCGTATCGATTTATGCCATGTATTACGTGACGTTGAATAGGTGTGACAATCATGGTCGACGAATAATAAACTGCATCAACAAAGACGAATAGTTTGTTTTTATGCTACATGTGACATAATGAATACAACTATGCTACATGTAAAATCATTGATGCGATTTGTGCTACATGTAAATTATGAAACAAATACGCTACACTTAAATATTAGTTATGCGAGTTACGAAACATGCTACATGCAAAATATGTCCGAATTTGAGTTTAACGAATGCTACATATGAACGATGCTTTCTCGTCACGTAACATGAGATCTCACACATCAAAACATCACCATGAGTGACGAAAAACTATTTACTTCATCGAAGGTCGAATACCATAAAGTTGTCAAACAACATGATAACGAGTGTGATATTTCTGATATCATTCAATCGGATTTGTTTGACATGTATGATAAGAACAATATCATTCGAATTCGAAATATACAAAACGATGAATTGTTTCCATTTAATGCGAGTGCATTCATCAGGTGGTTTGAACAAAATCCAACTCATCCACTGACTCGCGAAAACCTCCACTATATAGCGGAGCGTGTTGCATTTAAGACAGAATGTATGGAAAAACTTCAAGCAATACAATTTTCTGATATTACGGAAGAGTTTACAAAAAGTCTGGTCGCGCGTCTACTCGAACTCTTGAAAAAACAGTACACAGACCATCAAGTATTGACGGATGAAGAGTCACTGTCTCTGCTTGAATGCAAGTCGTATACAGATATTTCTACATGGGAAGAATGCGGATTTGTTTTTAAGAATCTTGATTTTTCACAGACGATGGAAAAACTTATGAATCAACCAGATGGGTCATGGCTAATTCGGAAATCAAGCCAACATCAAAACATCATGAAGAATGCAGAGATTGTGGTTTTGGCGTCAAAATGTCTGGGACAAATTTATCAATCTCGTCTGTTGTATGTACATGGCGTTGGATGGTTTGCTGGAGATTCATATATGCCATTAACTTCGTTGCGTGAACTACAAGCCACAGGTTACGTAATTCCTAAATATATTACATGGTCACATGTTATTCAAAGTTATGCAGACACTCAAAGTTTGGATGTTACGAGATTGATTCGTCCTTCTGATGTTAATAATTGAATGCATTAAGTAATTGTTGATAATAAAATTTGTTTGAAAAAACTGGGGTGTATTGATCAAAGTCTGATTCGGTATATATGTCTAAATTAAAATTAGGGTCAAATGTATTATTTTCTGATGAGGGTTTTACAGGATCTGATAAAAAGTTCACAGACTCTGATGAGGGTTTTACAGACTTTGACAAAGATTTTGATGGTTGATTAAGATTTATATGATGTTCTTCAAATTGAGACTTAATTCGTGTGAGTTGTGATTTTGAAAAATTATAACGTGTCAATTGATTTTCGTTCCATTCTTGGTACAATTTTCGGAGACATAGTGTTTCATAGTGGTCATTAATTTTCAATTTGATTGGAATCGTATCCATTATTTTTGAAACAGTAAAGAAAATAAAGACAAACTGTATGACGCATACATTATTACATTAAAATCATTCATGGGTAAAATTTATTAAAAGAAACCATGACACACACTTTTAATTTCACGATCCACCAAACTTTTTCAATAAGTTTTGCACAATCTTGCATCTCCACGCGATAACTTGCTTCCCTCCAATATTGTTTGTGTTGTAGAGTGACAACAGTCGCCATCTTCATTTGTCCAAATGACATTCTTAATAAAATTTGAATACTTGTACAACAATGTCGAACACCGCTTGCAAGGTCGAGACATTCTTAACTTATAACTTCGTGTGAGAGCCACATTCACCATATAGACACCCTTCTTGATCAATCTCTTTGGAATACGATTGTTTTGCAACAACCATAAAAACTTGTTCCATGCCACTTCTTCGCTGTGTATAGATCTCTTTTGTAGATCAAATCCATTCAAACCCCACGATAATACGTCATGATCTGTGCTAGAGACCACAAACGACACATGCGTGTACGACAGATGTTCTCGTCTAACATTGGCGATCTTTCCCTCCTTTCCCTTTCCCTTTCCAGTGTTGAAGAGCCTTGATCTTGGAACAAATCTCATATGCAACACTCGAAGGGTTAGTGACCACTGACTTGAACTGAACATGTGACAGCGAACGTGGGAACCATGTGAGATTCGCCATGGCGTGGAATTGATATGTGGTTAATATTTTCTGATGTTGGATAGAACCTCACGATCAACCACTGCTACAACCCGATCAAATCATCAAATCATCTGCTACAATCAAAATAAATTAAAGTATTATGCTACACATTTAAAATTTTTTAAACATGGTAAAAAATCTGCTACAATCTAATCAAATCCTCAACTAAAATTACTATTTTCATTTATCCGATGTCAACATGGACAACTGATAAAGCAAAAACTCCTAAACGCAAAAAACCACAACAAGACACACAATCATTGTCAAAATCTGTTCGATTTGACGAATATGTATCGAAAAAGTATCAAGAGTTTCTCAATCAGTTGGCAACCGAGCGTGCCGATATTCTTCAATCACTTGACAAATTATCCGCAGAAGAATTTCGCATCAAAGACAATCCAAGTCGTGGTCTAATTCGCAGAAAGTGTCAAATCAAAAAAGAATATGACCAACTTCAAACTAAATTAAAATCGATTGACGATGGATCACGAACAGAAGAATTTAAACAAAAAATTACGCCATTTGCAGAGGCTTATGAGAGAGAACAACAAATCAATTCGGTCGAACGGTTACGACAATCGGCGAATGAAACGATTCACTTGCCGAAAGAAGACACACCAATGCAAACCATTGACAATGTCATGAAAGACTATATTCATGATGTTGAAAACGTTCCTGTTGATGTACGGGTTATTCCGAATGAAATTTGTGAAGAATGTGATGATATTATGATTTTAGAATCACGGTCTTCAACTCTCATTTGCCCATGCTGTGGAAATTGGAAGTATTATCTCGATGCCACGTCATCTCATATGGCATATGGTGAAGAAGTTGAATTTACAGTGTTTGCTTACTTGCGCATGAATCATTTTAACGAGCGCTTGACATATTCACAATCCAAAGAAAGTACACGCATTGCCATGGAAGACATTCAAAAAGTGATGGACCGATTAATTGAACGACGAATTGCAGATGTAGAGAAAATTACAATGGAAATGACGTATTCTATTGCAAAAGAACTAAAAATGCGACATGTATATAAACAAAACACTCAATTGTGGTGCAGGATCACTGGAAAACCACCACTTCGAATGTCACCCGAACAAGAAGAGCGATTGCGAAGTATGTTTAGGGCCGTGAATCGTTTATGGTTAAAGTACAAACCAGATGAGCGTAAAAACTTTTTGTCCTATAATTATATTATTTACAAATTCTGTCAGTTATTGGGTATGGATAAGTTTTGTGGATTGTATAAATTGCTCAAAGGTGACAAGAAACTTGAAAAACAAGATGAAATTTTCAAAAAAATATGCGAAGATCCCGAATTACAATGGGAATTTATTCCAAGCCGTCACGATGATTAAATTTCATGTTTTTTTTATGGATTTAAATCTAATAAACAGTTTAATAAAAATTTGATCAAACACTATATTTGTTTCGTTTAAGTTCAAAATATTTATAAACATATATCAAAAGTAAATGTCATCTTCATACAGTGACAAATACCACAAACACGGTGGAAAATCATCTTACCGCAAATCAAAACATCCATACAAATCAGATAAATCCAAATACGTTTATATTAAAAACAATCCCGATGAAAAAGATATTGATTTGTCTGAAGTCAAAACGAAACCCGATCGTCATCGGAACGAAGAAGAAAAAGATGTTCAGAAAACAGGAGTTTGTGAAGGATGTGGTGAAGACGATGCACCCAAACGTTTTATCACGAATGAGTTTATTTGCATGAAATGTCGAAACGATATTCAATTCAAACTCATAACAAAAACAACCATTTCCAATTTGTACCCATCGGTGAATCTGTTTCGATTGCGCCAGGCCGTTGATGCTGGCGACATTCAGGCGTTCAAAACTCTAAACTGGCACAATCGAAATGCTCCACCGATTCAATTGTTTTATGAAAAAGATATCATGGAACTGGCAGGCGAAGATGTTCAACAAACCAGTGTTAAATACAATCAACATCGTTCAAAATCAAAACCACATTCATATTCTAAACCAAAATTTATTATTGAAAAAGTTTAATCAATAAAACTAATCAATTGTTGGATTTGTGTGCTTCCATTATCAAGTTCTCGGTTTCTCAGTTTCTCATATTTTTATTATCAGTTCTCATTCTTCCTTTGTCAATTCCATCTTCATGGAAATGTGGAAGGCTTCGAGATCTCGCATCAATATACTAAATGCATAGGGCATCACAACCGTCTTGACATAATCTGACGTCTTGCACTTTCGACAATACGGTTTCGAATCCACACCCAACATCTTTGACGTATGCTTCTTCTTGGGAGGAGCCAACACTGCAAACATACCACATTGTCCACACACTGCCGTCTTGTGCTTGTCCGAAACCTCCAATAAACGATCTCGCAACACTTCGGCTGCACCGTGTGAGAGTAATGCATCCTTTTCCATCTGCGTGCAGTAAATATATATTAGAATAAAATGACAAATTACCAACAAAATAACATACCTCCCCCATTCTCAATCCACCGTCGCGCGATCTTCCTTCGACAGGTTGACGTGTGAGGATTTGTCGTGGGCCAGTGGCTCGTGCATGAACCTTGTCGACAACCATGTGCTTGAGTGCCATGTAATGGCAAGGACCAATAAATATATCTGCATCTAATAACTCTCCAGTCATGCCATTGTAAAGTCGTTCATTTCCATATCGATTGTATCCGAATTCGTGCAAAACATCTCCAATCTTTTTTGCCAATATCATATCATCAAGAGTTGATTGTTTTTGTGATCGTTTGGTAGACTTGTTTGTTGGTGATGAAAATGTATCTTCGTCCTCTGTTTCCATCGCATTCGTTTCCATCTTGTTCTTTTCTTCTTGTTGTTCTTGTTGTTCACGCTGTTTCATTTCTTCCATCAACAATTCAAGGTTCTTAAACGATGTTCCATCGCCAAACTTGCCCTCCATTACGGCAGCCTTTCCAAGTAATGTTTCAAACAATTGTGACAGAGTCATACGCGAAGGAATCGCATGCGGGTTCATAATTATATCTGGTGTAATACCATCGGCAGTAAATGGCATGTCTTCTTGCGGCAATACAATACCACAAACACCTTTTTGTCCGTGACGCGAACTGTTTCCAGTAAAGCACGGAATGCCATTTCTTCGCACATAAAACACGTGATTGGGAACATTGAATCCGTACACTTTTCCAGTAAATTGTATAATCTTGTTGTGAGTTGGGTTGACAATAGGAGTCAAGTAATGCTTTTTTACACCAAGCATCCAGGAATCGTGAGTCGAAGTTATTTTTCTTCCATCTGGCATACAAGTTGTATGTCCTGCATGTGTATGTAATTTTTTATTGCATGACCACCCTGCATGTAAACACAAACGCTGAAATTCATCCGCAAGTTTTTTTGAAGATGTAAAATAAATCCAATTTTTACGATCAGTTCCACAGTATGCACCATCACCAAGAATCATTGATTCGATCAATATTCTACATTGTCTTTGACTGAGATTCCACACCCAAAAAGGTAATTGCTTGTGTTGAGCACCAACACTAAATGGATTGAGATATTCTGCCAGCGGTTTTGAATGAATATTATACTTGAGGCATGAAACTTGCAAATGTCCATGAAACGGTAGTTTGTTTGCTATTCTTGCAATTTCATGTTGAACTCTTGGTTTGTTTGCTGCAATCGTAACTCTATAATCCACCGTAATACTATTTCTCCCTTTTCGTTTACGACTTGAAATAGTTGACCACCCTTCAGCAATCCATATTCCAAAAAATACTAACCATTCGTCCATTGGAAACGTGTTTGCGTCAAACCCTGGAGGGGCCCATATGAAGTCAGGTTGATCAAGTGTCGCATCTTTTTTGTATTCAACTGTAGAATCGACAATATCCGATGCAAATTCTAATTTAAAATGACTGGTTCCTTTGCGTTTGACAACCATCTTGTGGTTCATAGTTGTACAAAGGTCAATCTGTTGACTCTTGACACAAAACAATGGCTCATTGACCATATCAAATACGAATAATTCTGTTGGATTTTCGTAACTCAATACATTCGTATCCATATTTAATGTTGCGACTTTATGTTGTGTCGTGACTTGAGCAATTGGGATCCATCCTAGTGTTGTAAGAACTTCGTGCGAGTCATCAAGGCAATATTTGTTCCCGATATCTGGAATGCGTAAAGATCGAGTTCTGACATTTACCAGAGTTGCACCATCTTTTGTCAATGTCTTGGAAATGCGGTCAACACGTGCTGATTCTTTATTCTTGTAAATGGTCGATCTATCTTTTTTAAAACTGTCAACTTCAGTACACTTTGTTGCATCTGAAGGTTGGATAATTTTTCCAATCAGTACATCATCTTGATCAATGATTTGGTGCAAATTGGGTAACGCATCCTTGACAGATAGTTTTTCATAATTGGCTCGCTTGATTCCAGACACATCCTTCATGTTGGGAACTTCAAACACTTCTTGTTCAGATCCCGCATTCTTGGCCGTGTCCTTGTATGTACGGAAATACAAACTCCTAAACATTCCACGATCGACTGCACCCTTGTTCAGAATCAACGAATCTTCTTGATTGTATCCAGTATAACTCATAATCGCCACAATGACGTTTTCTCCATAAGGCAAGTCATTCAAGTGGGTATACACTTCTGTAAACGATGATACAAGTGGTTTTTGAGGATAAAATAGTTCGTGGATTCCAGACGTGTCAAAACGATCATCTGCATTCAGTCCCACACGACCCACACCTTGCTTCAACATGGCACTTCCATATGTAATACGAGGCGCTTGGTCGTGGTTTGATAGTGGAACAAACGATGCTGAAATTCCAAGAATGACTATAGGGTGAATTTCAATATGCGTATATGGAGGCTCGTCTTGTTTGCGCGGTTTCTTCAAATCCTCCCACAAGACAGCCACACGCATCGTCGATTCTTCTTCCTTATCCATGTATTCAATCACTCCATTGCTAATCATCTTATCCCACAACATGTATCGATTGTGCTTGTGTAGATTGTAAATGTCATTAAACTTGTGAATGTTTTCCAGCACAAACACAGGACGCAAGCAACACCCTGAATCCATCACAATATGCACCTCACGAAGTTTCTTGTGGTGAGTAATCGACGTAGAAAACGGAATGTCCTGAATCCTACGCCATGTTCGAATTCGGTTGACAAATCCATCGGCTTCGTTGGCCGGAACAACTCCCCACAGTGTTCCATTAATAAACACCCACGTTCCAGTACGGACATCATCGGCCTCGGATTCAAGAATTAGTTTGAAATAATACTTGAGAATATCAAAAATAGATAGAGATGGATATCCGAGACGAATGTAGGTCGTCAATGCCAAATTTTTAATCAATCCGCACGCCTGTCCTTCAGGAGACTCGTGACTACAACAATGACCCCAAGAACTAAGATGCAATTGACGTGGTTGTGAGAGTTTTCCGTCACGATTGATTGGAGTGTTTGTTCGACGCATGTGACATATTGTACTAATCGGAGTCATTCGAGTTAATACTTGGGCAACGCCCGTTTGTGTACTTGCACCTTTACTCATGCCCCAATTTCCAGTCGATAGTGCATACTTGATTCCAGACGTAATGCGCTTTGAATTTTTCATCATATCAATGACAAAAATATGCTTTTCGTTTTCCGCCGCCTTGTGTACTTGAGATGTAAATGTTTTGAGAAATGCTCGTAGTAATTGACGAAGCAATAATGCAAACAACATATGAACTGGATCTAATCTCTTGTTTGAATAATCATCGCGATCATCCGCAGACTGATCACCATTGTAAATACGAAGGAACTTCATCACAATATACCCAAGAAACAGCGCCTTTTTACGCTGTGTTTCCTCTGTACGATCCAATCCCATGTGGGGCAGAAATTCATTGTGAATTATATTGTCCACATAACGAATACGCTTTTCCTTTGTTGGCTCTGATCCTCCCTTTTTGGCAATATGCACCTTCAATTCATCCAGCGAGAGTTCAGAATGCTCATCCTTTAGAATCGACCGAATGTAATGGTCAAATGGATGCTCTTGTGTGTAATCAAATCGTGCCAAAATATAGCGTCGCATTTCCCACGTATTTTGTACTCCAATCAACCGAAATATTTGCGGAAGTGGAATCGATCCCTTGATAAAAGGAACATCAAACATAATCGTTGGCAACGTTCCACCACGTGAGCACGATAAATATGCATATAGTGTCGACGTGGTTCGAATCTTACTTTCATGCCATGATCTGATTTCACCCTTGAGAATATACTTTCCAGTTCGATCATCCGTCACATAAAAGTAATTGTTTCTCAATTTTTCTTGAGGCAAAATAACCTTTTCATTGCCATTTAGCATAAAATACCCACCAGGTACATAGGGACATGTACCCGAATGAGTATGAGAGTGTGTATGGCAATATTTACTTCCAATCATAACCGGTTGACGGAATAACGTATATTGCTTGTACACTTTGGATTCACACAATACTTCATCATATTCAACTGCATCCACGGGCGCAGTCGTTTGTTCCATTTCTTCTTCCACTGGTAGAAGATTTGGATCATTCTTATCTTCGTCCATCTTCACTTCTTCATCACGCATTTCTTCTTCTTCACGCGACAGTTTTTCACATAAAATGTTGGTAGGTTTTGTTCCAGCACTTGGTGTGATTTGTACTTGTTGATGATGACTTGTTTCTTGCGATTGGGATATAGTTTTTACTTGTTTGGGTCGTCGTTCATACATGTCATGTGTAACATCAACCAAAATTGATGACGAATACGTGGCTTTCCGAGCCATACATTCCACTGGATCAATGTCATGCACAGTTCCATCATTTTCTTTAAACATGGGTTTACAAATCACCACATTCTCAAACGAAATCACGTGTTTTGTGTCTTGTTTTTTTGAAATTACTTCGACACGTTGATTTTCTTTAATGATGGAAGGCAACATGATTTCCATAAAATAATCACACGACTCTGTTTGCTGGCGTACAATAGAATGTTTGAAAAAATAGGATTGGAAAAGTTTTCGAATTTGGTCAGGACTAATGTCATTCGTTTTTTGAGGTGGAATATATTTCTCATCCGCATCAAACATGAAAAAAGGATCCTGAATCATATCTTCAAGATCCTTCATTTCAAATGAACCCATTGACGGGTGCTGTTGATCATCATCCATGGTGGATGGAGTGTGATTGGAAATCAATCTTTGAATCATAAATATTTGAAAATTAATTTATTTTGATATACGTAGCAGAGTTCTTCTACGACTCTGCTACGTTATAACTGTGTAAAATTACACATAACTGCGTAAACTTACAAACAACTCAGATTTTAAACAAACGATTTGATGAATAAAATTTTTTATTTAAATTTTAGATTTTACCAGCGTACTTCATAAAATCCTTATTTTTCTTGTAAGGGTGACGGCGCTGCAATGATTTTCCGGCTTTCGACTTGCGAATAGACACAACTTTACCGTACTTGTTTTCAGTTAAATCGCTCTTGGTCAAACCACCACGGGTCTTCTTGTACACGCCATCATATACGAGACGCTTGGCACGACCTTGCGAAATACCCTTGGGTGGATAAATGGTCTTATGCGCCTTGGCGCCTGAACGGCTGCGACTACGCGAATGACGACGCGAGTTGTGACGAGAGTTGGCGCCCGAACGGCTGCGACTACGCGAATGACGGCGCGAGTGGTGACGAGACTTGGCACCTGAACGGCTGCGACTGCGATTGCGCGAATGACGACGAGACTTTCGCGAATGAGATCTTGAATGAGGCATTGTTTTATTTATAGACATACATTTTTATTTTTTAATAATCGGAGTTTTTGTTTGTCTTGGTTTTTTCGTTTTTGTTTCTTCACCTGTTTCATCTTGAGGTTTGTTTTTACGAGTAGATGTCGATTTCTTAGGTTTTGTTGGTTGTTTGTTTTGTTGTTTTATAAATTGTTTTATACTTGGTTTTGCGGATCTTGTTTTCTTTGATCGTTTGGTACTTGGTATGGCCGATTCGTCTTTTGGACCATCATCGTCGTCATCTTCACCGTCATCATCTGCATCAATCACAATGTCATCGTCATCAAATCGCGGAGCAACAATCTCTTCATCGTCTTCATTTTCGTTCTCTTCATCTTCGTCACTCATATAATCAGATTCGTGCGGTTGAATATCTTGCTCCATTGTTTCAGACTCATTTTCAACTGCAATTTCGTCGATAACTTCCTTTTCGGTTGTGGATGGTTGTGCTATTTTTTCTGCATACACATCACCATACAATGCATGCTCATTGTCTTTATTGCTAAACAGATTTACCACCCATGCATCCAAGTCCATTCGATGTTTATGGTTATCTGGTGTAAATACAAATAATATAAATGTAACGTAGCAGTATTAATTTATTTCAATTTTAACTTTAAATGTGTAGCAATAGAATCGAACGATAATACTTTGTACAGTGTAGCAATAAACAAGGAATCCAAAGATGAGGAAAATGAATAAGTGTGTTCATGGAAAAACTGGAAAATAAAAAACAATTAAATAAATTACGTGCGATTGTCATGACGAGTAATTTGCCGGATGATGTAAACACGACCACATTGTCAGAACCACAAATAACACCCATTGATCAAATTGAAAAGGATGGTATAAAACTCGAAAAACAACCTCGACCGTTAAGATTAGTTAGAAATGAATCTGAAAAAAATACATACAAGGATATCTATAATTTTCAAAAAACAAACAAAATCATATCTAAACAGCATATAACACCCGATTCGTCATGGATTTATGATATTAAAAACATTGTATTTTCGGGCGGTGGTGTTAAAGGGTATGCATACACCGGTATTTTGAAAACCCTTGATTCATTATTTCTTAAAAAACACAAGAATCTTTATCAACAAGTCACAAGCGTCTCTGGTACATCTGTCGGCAGCATGTTTGCATTGTATTTTACACTTGGTGTTCGTGGAAATCAATTACTCAAAGAAGTCAAACATACGAATATCTTTGAACTAACACACCATATGAATATTCAAAATCTTATGGAAAATTATGGATTATGTCCATCGGCGTATTTCAAACGAATTGTATATGATGTATTAGAACGATACGTGGGAAAGGGTGATATTACATTTCAAGAATTATACGATTTAACACAAAAGACATTTATTTGTTGTGTAACAAATCTTACAACTGGCGAACCGGAATACCATTCGCATCAAACAGTTCCATCTTATCGTGTCTTTGAATCCGTGGCTGCATCAATGAGTGTTCCATTGCTTTTTTCACCTTGCATTATCAATGGACAGTGCTTTGTTGACGGTGGTCTTCAAGACAATTGTCCATTTCGTATGTTTCCTATTGAAGAAACAATGATATTGTATTTGGATGGATGGAAACGCTCGACTGACATGTCTTCATTTGAAAACTATGTTGTATTTTTTGCACATAGTCTCTGGAAATCAATCGATCGTACTAATTTTCGACTCATTCCAGACCAACATCTACACAGAATTGTTAGGATTTATATCGAAGGTGTTTCGGCCATGGACGTCCGGATTACACATGAACAGCGAGATATGATGATTCAGCAAGGATCAGACCTTATAACAAAACTTGCAAGTCCTACAACCTATTTATACATGATCATCAAATCCATTCTTCAAGAAATTTGTACACGACTATCCGATAAACTTCTCGCACATAAAAAATAAAATTTGTATCGTAGCAGATTGAGTTTGTTTAATTTGCTGAATGTTTCGTAGCAGATTGTGTTCATTTGATTGATTCGTTTTCGTAGCAGATTAAGTTTAATTGATTTGTTTTCGTAGCAGATTGTGTTTTACTGATTCGTTTTCGTATCAGATTGTGTTTTATTGATTCGTTTTCGTAGCAGATTGTGTTTGTTTGATTCATTTTCGTAGCGGATTGTGTTTGTTTGATTGATTCGTTTTCGTAGCAGATTGTGTTTGATTGATTCGTTGAGTGTTTCGTAGCAGATTGAGTTTGATTGATTCGTTTTCGTAACATTCTTGGACATTTGGATTGTTTCATTGATTGTTATTCATCCGCAATATATCTCATGATGTCATGTGAAAAATGCAACGATAGAAACATGAGCATTTGGATGCCATCATCAATGTCGGATAAAGTTATTGTTGCATTGACATATGTGAACCAATTCATCTTTGCGATTCACTTTTTTAAGATTTGGATCGCTCAAGTAGTTGTGGCACTTGTGGCTTCGTATTATATTATTTATCGTCTTGGTCTTCAACCAACATCCATCTTTGGAGTTGCATTTATGTTTTTATTTTTGTTATCGAATCCCATCATTTTTATACTCAATGTATCATATTATGTTTTTTAAATGAATAAATTTATTTGCGTAATTTTAGTGCTGTTTGTTGTGCGTGAACAATATTTTGGTAATCAATACTCGTATCTTTGCCGATACGAATATCGGATGTATCATTTTCAGTAAATAATGCTAAAAACGGAATTGCGAGTAAAATAGGTGTTTCTTTGGTATTCAGTTTTGTTGATAATAAAAGGTCCAAATGATATGGGAAATCCGATTTACATTCTTCTGCGATGCAATCCAAAATGGCATCGTATGACTTTGAATGATACAACATACAATGTGTTCCTGTAAAAATTCCATTAGGATGATTAAGTTTGAATAAATTTGACGTAAATGGTTTGACATCATTGGGTCGAATACGCACGGATGCACCAAACAGAATTGACCAATTCACATTTGACAAATCTGATTGAATTGCATTCCACGTATCTAAAACATTTTCTTGAAATCGAATATCATCTTCAACAACCAAAACACGATCCCAAAACTGATCTTTAGCCAATTGAATTGCCTTGGCATGACTCAACATACATCCTTTTGCGGGTGGGATGCATTCAACTGCTTCAATTCTATGTACACTCGCAATAAACGACAACTTATCTTTAAAGTCGTCTAAATGTTTTTGCAACGAAACCCACCGATCACGCCGTTTGTTTAAATTAATTACAACGAGATGGACAGACATTTTTATTCATTATTTAAAATCATCAACACACATAGAACGCCGCTACGATTTGTAATAACATCATCGATCCATTTCGCTACGTACAATTAAGGTTTGTCGAATTAATTGCTACGTTAAAAATATTTAAATATGATTGCTACACTTAGTGATTTGGCCCAATCGAATCAGTATCCCTTTTGTTATCATTCAAACCCGATCATGTCCGGCATCGAACCTTACATTCATAAATTACAGAAACAAATATCAACACAATATACGGTTGATCAATCTGCCGTTGATCTTCTGGTAAGATTTATTATCAAACATCTATCGTATGATATGTTTGAATTGTGGATTGTTATAAGCGAAAAAGAAAATCACCACACACTTAAAACCAAAACACTGATTCAAGCAATTGAGACATTATTCCCACTTGACCTTGTCAAATTATCGATTTCAGCGGGAATGCATTCAGTTGAACGATACAAGTTGTTTTCAAAAAATTCAAAGTACAAACGATATTCACGATCGCACCGTGCAGGATTGGAGTTTAATTCAAATTTTTTTGCAAACATGTTGAAAAAGAAATATAATCGAGTATCAAACACGAGCGTTGTGTTTTTTACATCCGTGATTGAATTCGTATCAACTATGATTCTTGAAAATTCAATCGAAGTGGCATCGTGTGATGATCGAACTGTGATTAATGAAATTTATTTACGTCGTGGATTATTTGGAGATAACACCGATCCCAATAATGTAAATGTGTGGGTATCGGGAGACGAATCGCTAAAAAAACTAGCACATAATATTGGGTTTTATTAATTTATTATAACAGTGGAATATGTTCGGTTTCAATTACTGTTCCTGGTTTAAAACCATCAAAGAATAAATATTTTACACGTAGCACATCGTTTTGTGTTTTTGGTGATTCGTTTAGTGACTCATTTAACACGCGCAACAGTAGATCTTTTCGATCTTGCTCTTTGAGAGATGCTTTTTGACCTTTGAAATCATCTGGGTTATAACGAATCCATAAACAAGGCATACCAACCGATTGAGTCACATTAACCATTCGTGTTTGTTCGCATTCACAGAGTCGGTTGCGGTGCTGAAATTCGTCGACTTCTAATATTACCTTGTGGGTTGATGTATCCCAAACAAAATCAGGTCTTTCTTTCCCACATGTGCCACTTTCGATTTGTTTGTCGTAAGATTCGTATTGGTTGAGTTTTTGATTCGTATCAATCCAAGACTTGACTTGACGTTGTTTACGTAGGTGAAGTCTTTTTGTCAAATAATTACTACACCTCGAGCACTTTCTTTCATTGTCAACATACTCTAGCACTCCACAAACCACACAATTGTGCTGAACTAGATTCATGTGTTGTGGTGATTTGTGTGTTTCGCAATGAGTTGGAGTTGAATTCATACCATATAATGCATATTCTTTACAGTCATCTGCTTCACAACGTCGCTTTGGATATGATATCATGCCATCT